CATCTAAAGTTACAATTCCTACACCACTATTCTTTATTACATAAGTTACACCACTTCGACCTACTGCAGTTGGTAACGTTACAGTTATAGTATTTGCACAATCTACAATATAGTTAGAATCATTTATTGTGTAGTTAGTTGTTGTCGTATAAACAGAATATGAAACTGACTGCTGAAGTCTAGTTGTTTTATTATTACATTCAATGTGGTCTTTTCCGTTTGCTATAATTTTAGCTTTTGTACTATCAACAATAAACACTTGATTTGTTCCATATCCAAAACTTGATTCATTAGTGTCAAGATATATCCAACCTTCATTATAGTTACCACCATCTGTAGTTATTCCTAATTCAAAACCGTTTGTTGAATGGCTACGATTGTCAGTAAAAGTTAAATCAGCATTAGCAAAATTCTCGCCATTTACATTGATACCATTTGCACCTTTGTATATTCCGTTCTCACTTACGACAAAACCATCTCCTTCAATAACTGCTTTAACATTTGGCATTACTATGTTATTCTTGCCTTTAATAATTACATCTGCACCTATTCCTACAAGATTACTATTGTCTGTGATTGTTTTATTTACTTCTGTGTAAACTGCAGCAAATCCACCGTGTGGATTAATTGGTTTCTTCGTTTTAAATGGAGCAAAATCTATCTCACTATCTGTAGATAATAATTCAACTTTAGTTAACTGTTTATTGTTAGCATCGTAATCTATAATCTTGTTTATTGACCACCAAGAATTATCTATTCTAATCTTGTCATTTAGCTTTAACTTCTGAATGTCATCTTCTTTTAAATTGAAGTAAGCAATTAACATCTTACCAGTATTGATTTGGCTTATTGTTCTTCTCCAATATGAATTATAAAGATTGTTATCTGTAGGAGTGTAGTCATCATAATACATAAAATCACACAACGCAAAATTAATGTCTAACGTTGGATTCAATGCATCGTCATAGTGATGAAGTAAAGGATATTCTAAGATACCATACAAACCTGCAGAGCCTGAATCTATAATCGTATATTGACTGCACGACTTCATTCCACCATCGTATAATATACGAAGATTAGTCTTAGGCGCACTACCTGCTACTATTGGAACATAAGCACCAAAGATTGTTTGACCAATCGGTGAAGGTGAGAAGATTAATTCTTTTGTATCTATTCCTTTTACATACTCGTTGTCAAAGACATATTCTACTTGTCCGTATACTTCTCTTGTAGTATCGTAGTAAGTGACGTTAGGTGTATCCTTGTCTTGTTTATATGTAAGTATAAGTTTCTTAGAAGATAGCTCAGGCAAGAAGTTTAGAATCTGCTCTTTGTCTTTTGCTAGTTTGTAAGTCCAATCTTTCTCAACTCCACTATCATAGAAGTCATCTCTAGTTTTTAAGATTAGAGTATTCGCATTATTCGTGTCTATCTCAACATACAAGTTGAACATCTGAAATATTGACTTAACAAAATCTTTCTGCTTAATCTTATCAGGTACAAACTGATTCATATTCAAAAGAGTTCCTACAGACAAAGTATTTGATGAGATATTAGCACTTAATTTTAAAGATGTGTAGTTTAACTGAGGAGTCATTATAGCATCAATAACTGAAGCATCTACCCAATGTAAAGAAATATTAGAGTCATCAACTCTTAATCCTATCTCAAACGTTAATTGTTCTCCTGCTAATACATTGCTAACTGGAATAGTATAACTGTTATTTAAACTGAATAGAGTTGTTGTGCCACTTGCAAATGGAGCAGAAATCAAGCCATCAGTCATAATGTCATAAGGTACAGAATAGGTACTTATTGGATAAGCAGCTACTGCACTCCTATATACTCTTATCTCTAAATAATATGTTTGTTTAGGAAGTGATGTATATGAAGGAAAAGTATTTAATAAATACAAATCTCCTGCAGTAGCATTCACAAGCTGAACATCTCCTACTATGTCAATATTTATATTAACACATTCTGCTCCTGACAATGGGAAAGCACAAGTGTAAACTCCAGTAGCAGGATTGAATAAAGCCTGAGTATCTACTATTTCAACAAATCCAGTTAACGGCTCTATGAAACCTGCAGTATATGGTGTTTGAACTATACTTACAATATCAGCTGCGTGTGTTGCTTCAACTGTATAGTTAGAATAATCAATCTGCACTAAATCGCCATTATAAGGAATAATTAGTTTGTCAAATCCACAAGCAGCCAATGAAGACCAAGAATAGTTATATCCTGCATTCTGAAATATTCTATCAAAATAAACCTTTGCATAAATACCCGGTCTGAAATCAGAAAGATTATACAAGTTGCCAGTCATCCAAGTTAAGCCATATTTATATCCATCCGTTACATCGTGAGTAAATGAAGAATAGATGTTAGCTGAATTGATTGCGTGGTTTAAATCTGAATAGTCAATGTCTTTAAGTTCCTTTGTATCTATGTCAGTAAAGAATGTTGATGCTTGGTCTTTAATCAATACCGAATATTCAATATCTTGTTCAAAGCTAGAATCTTTCTGAATCTTATTGACTGACAACAACTGAACAAAGGCATCTGCAAGAATCGGAATACCATTCTGAACAACTGTACATTTAGTCAAAGCATTGATGTCGAATGTACCTGCAACTATATTGACATCGTAGTAATGGTTTAATAGATCGTGATTGTTCTTAGTTCCTACAAGTGTGATAGTCTTTGAGAATGCTCCTGCTCTTTTGCTTACATCTCTAATGTCTGCTACTCCAAAGTTTAAAGGAAAAGCAGTATCTTCTTTAACATCTAAATAACCTGTTGCTAATTGAATTCTTACGTTATACATTGACAGTATTTTGATTTGCGTATGTTACCGTTATTGACTTCTTAAATAGTTTCTTATTCCGTTGTTTATTCACTTCAAACGAATTCTCATTTATTAAAACTGCTGCATAAATATTGTTTGGTAGTTTAATATAAACCAAAGGTGAAGTAATCAACTGCTCAAAGTATATCGACATTTCTTCAGTCATCCAATTAGTATTTAAATCTAAAGTTTTAGTCACGTTAGAAGAATATACACTTTGCCCGAATGCTTCAGTAGCATAACCCCATTGACTACTAATAACACTTCCTTCAACATCTCTATTGAATGATTGCTTTTGTACATTACCTTTTTCGTATGCTCTTAGTTGAAAAGCAAAACTTCCATAACTTCCCATCCTATCCAAGAACAATAACGAATAATCTTCAATCAAGCATCTGTTGTCTATATTTACTCTGTACTTTTGTGAATTTCTTGTTCCTGCTGAATTAGCATACCAAAAATCATAATACTGTGTATTAGTATCTACAAGCACACCACTACCACTTACCGTAGTCAAAGTACCATAGTTGTTAGTACCTACTTGAACACCTGATATATAAGAAGAAGTATCTATATCTTTACTGAATATATTACCACCATCGTTCTCAAAGTAAACAAAGCCTGTAATTACATTGGCATTACCAAAGTTGATTATCAAGTCTTGATTCAACGTAGAATAGAATCCCGTTAATGGCATATCAGTTAACAATAAATCATTTGTTGTAGTCAATATATAGTTACCTGCCGACCAATTAATAAACTCTAAAAATGACCTTGCACCATTAAAGACGTATTTATCTAAATCAGTCAATATGTTTGGTGTGATAGTCTTTCTATTATCTGAGTAGCTTACAGTTCCATCAATCGCAGCATTCGTCACTTGAGACCATAATGAATTAACTGTAAATGATGTAGTACCAACTATTGACAAAACGGTGAACAGTCCTTCTAAGTTTGGATTTGCTACACCACTATCTGCTTGATTGATTCTAACTTGGTCACCTACAACATAGGAATGTGTAGCAGTTATTGTTACGTTACCTGAGTTGTTTGTTAAAGAAGAAGTATATGTAATTGAAGTAATATACTCCTCACCTATCTTCACATCGTATTTGTAGAATGAATTGATAGCAGGATATGTGACTGTGTTATATAAATCACTATCATAACTTACTTTCGTTTGTAGTAGTTCAGATATATCTATTCTACCATATCCAGTACCAAACTCTGGAAACACTCTATACTCTGCTATCTTTGTTGCACCACCTTGTGGATAGATGTCAAAGATATATTTATAGCCTAGTAGATTCTTGTTCGTGCCATCTACTATGAACTTAATCGGATTGTACGCAGGTGTAAAATCTTGTGGTGCTGCTATTGATGTTATTGCCATATCTTATAATGGTGTTTATTAAGTTCGTGTTTTAGAAGCTGAAGTAACTATCGTCTGTGTAGTAATTATCTTTTATGAATCGACCTGCATACTGAATAGCATCCATCGCATCGTCAAATAGTTTGATAGGCTCATCTGTAATTGAATCACCTACTTTCTTCCATTTGTAGTTCTCGTATTCTCGTTTCAAGTTTGGATTGTCTAGACAGATTACACCGAATGTTTTAACGTTGTCAATACCTTTCTTCACTCCTTTCGTTGCGTTGTTTATATTGTATCCTGCGATTTGAATCTCTGCTATTATCTCAGGTCTTGAATGGTCACCTAAGATATCAGCATTCTTGTCAACTCCTAAATCATTCATTCGTTCTATCAACATTGTAGTAGTCAGATATGATTCATATATTATAGGCTCAACAAATATATCCTTCTCATTCCACCATACCTTCATTAATGCAGTTGGATGGTTATACCCAAAATCAAGGCCATAGCAGAATGATTCAAACCTAGCAGGTCTTTCTTTAACGAATTGCCAGTTACTATAGATGTTTGTTTTAGATATCGTCTTTTCGCCTAAAGCATAGATTTGATACAATGCTTCATCTGTTCGTTTCAAGTCTTCTATCTGTCGCTTAATACTATCAGGTAGGAATGGATTGTCTTTGTATGTAGATTTGATTAAGATGCTTTCGTCTTCAGGAAGTTCATATAACCAACTTGAACTATCGGAAGGATTGTAGTCGAATATCATTGTATTCTCAGTTCTCATATTCAACTGCTGGAAGTCTTCAAACCAAAGTTCATTGGCTTCATTGCACCAACCGATGTCACGCTTTCTTCCTCTAATCTTTTGCTCGTCATCTACTGAGAAGAACTCGACTATTGAGCCATTACCAAACCGATATATATTCTCAGACTTGTTATGGCTTGTCACCTCATAGATTTCTAAGTCTTTCATTATCTCAAAGAAGTCACGCATCACAGTTGCTCTTAAAGCAGGAAACGTCTTTCTAACTATTGACACTACCTTGTTAGGATTCTGTAAACAGTAAACGATTATAACTTGACAAAGTGAATAGGTCTTAGATGAACGTGAGCCACCCTGATTAATTATAAACCTAGTAGCCGAATCAGATAAGGCAGTATAATTCTGCTCAAAGATTTTAGTTGCTTTGATTTCCACTTACAATAGTGACTTTGATTTCGTTTATCTTTTCACCTTGAGATGTCACATCTGTTTTCTCAGTAAGTGAATTTAATCGTTGTGTAATACTTGGATTGAATTGTCCTACCATACCTCCTTCGATTTGGTCTTGACGTATCTTTCTCTTTATGCGTGAACAGATGTTCATATATTCATTATAAGCTTCATTCTGATTTACAAAATACTGATGTACAAAACAGATGTTATCTTCACAATAGTTTTCGAATCCTTCCATTGTAAGTGGTGGTGTATGAAATTCTGACTTCACTCCTGCTGCAGTTGCTTTCTGTATCTCTCGTGGTTTTAAACTTGATTGATAACCTTGAAATAATTCCCAAAGTTTTTCAGGTGTTTCTATATACTTATGTTTTGCCATTATTCGTATTTTTCTAGTTTTCTTGATAACACATTTCGTGGTACACATTTTGTGTAACTTGATTGAATTCCAATACCTTCACATCTGAGTAAAAAACACAGTAAGCAGAATCAGTTGCTTTCAATAGTTTCTTTATCTTGCTCCATTGTTTAGAATGTAACTCTTGATTGATTACTGCGATATAGTACTTTCTATCCTTTGACACTTTGAATGTAGTTGAATGCTTGATAAAGTAGTTGAATCTGTCTTACATCTGATTTAATAAAGTTTGCATCTATCTCTATGTATATTCCTTTCTGTTGAAATATATATTCTTTAACTGATGCTATCATATAATCGAGATTCACTTCTTCTTAGTTCGTGTTTTTTTCACTACTGGTACTTCAATCACTTCTTCTTCCTCATCCAACACATCACTCCACACATACGTTGGTTTAATTGTAGCTTCAGCTTCAAAGATGTGACCTAATCCGTTTCTTGAATACCAATCGTAATGCTTTGGTAGTATTTTATCAATGATAACATTCTGATTGCCTAGAACACTATTATACACTATTACAGTTTTGCCTTTATACTCCTCCTTTATTTGCATTTTTCTCATATTCGTTTATTAATAAAAATATTATATGACTAAGAATCGCAGCAGCTATAAACTTATTCTGATATTCGTAATCGTTCCATATTGCTACAGTCATTCCAATAGATAGAACAAATGTCGTTAATGCTATCCATCTACTCATAATGGTCTTTTTGTAGTTCGTGTTTTAATCGTCTTAAATCTGATTTCATTTCTGTAATCATTGCGTGTGCAGTAAATACCGATATATTAAAATGGTCTGCTATGCTTCGTGTGGTGTTATATCCTTTGTCGTGATATGTCTCAAAGAAGATAAGTTTGATTCTGTCATCTACTGTATTGCGATATATTTCAATAACTGACTTCTGCTCTTGATAGTTCAATTCAAATAGAATCTTATCTTTCAATTCATCTTCAGCTTCTTCAATAGGCATATTATTTTCTACACTATTGACTATCTCTATCTTGCTATTAGTATCTCTAAATAGTAACTCACATTTGATAAAGTGAAATAGAAAATCTTTAACGTTTCCGTATTTAAACTTTGATTCGTTTTTTAAACAGTTCAGATAAGCATTTGAGATGACAGTATCTACTTCAATACGTATTTTTATACGATTTAAAAGATACATTGTGTATTTCTTAACATCAATGTAGTGATGTTGCAGGTATCTATCCAGTGAGTCCTTCATACCAAATAAAAAAGTCCTTAATAAATATCTTTCGTCTTACCATTGAACAGAAACAATCTTTGCTTTTGATTCCGTTCACTCTTGAATAGATAGCATCTAACTTCTTACAGGTCAATTTAGCAGTTTGAATAGTTGAATCTGCTATCTTGATTGATTCGATGTAATCTAGTTCATCTTGCTCAAACATAACGATGTGATGTAAGTTAATAACGATGTGATACAAGCAAATGAAAAACTACCTGAGTAAATTAAACCACTCCAAAATCCCATACATTTGAAACAACCTAACCCCGAATACACCCAATTGCTTAAAAAGTTAATCGGAATGTACTCAAAAATAGCATCAATCACAAATTGAATAGGCTCAAATTCTACAAACCACCAAGCAAAAGCGACAATAATTAAATACTCCATGATGTTTTGTTTTTACAAATATACTGCTTAATTCAATACGTTCTACTGTGGTGGCTAGTTTAGAATGATTCTAGATAGTGGTTACTATACCATCCGAGTTACCAGCCCAAATAGCTCTATCAATATCATCTTCAACTTTATATTTAAATTGAATCATTTGCTTATCGAACTCTTTACCGTAAGATAATAAAGTTCTGATTTCATTTCTTTGTTCTGATAATCTTTTATTAAGCCTTTCTATTTCGGCTATTAGTTCTTTCTTCTTCATAGGTTAATTATTTAAGTCTAGTTATACATCCCCAAACTATTTCACCATTAGATACCTCCCATCCATTAATTTTATTTATACTAGATTTAACAATGTATCTTTTAAGCCCATCCCTACTAAACCATAGTTTTTTAAATTGTTTCTTTTTCTTTCTAGGTATTCTTTTCATCTATTTACGGATATTTACGTATTAAAAAATATTGATAGTAACATTATTATAACAAAAATAGATGTTACTATTAAAAATTCTGTATCTCCTTTTTCCATAATTTAAGTATTTTTATCGTTAATTAAGCATTTTTCACTTAGATATTCGTTTTTTATACCCATTACAAATATCAAGAATAAAATCTATTTTGTTTTCCTCAGTATCAAAACCAGTCATCATTTCTTTAAGGGTATCTTTTAGTATTTCTACTTGCTCATCAATAAGTTTGTGCTTTTGTTTTTGTATATATTTTTCAGCGTGTCTATCGCACATCAACTGTATTTTATACCTTCCCATTTCAGTATTCCCAAACTTATCAATAATCTCGTAAGCCATTTCTTGAATGGTTTTCTCTCTTTCTATTTTTACTTTTTCCATAATTTTAATTTTAGTTTATTTATGTTTTAAAATTTGATTCAATTAACAATATACGGTTTAGATTTTTTTTGTAAATACTGAATTAGTGGATAAGTAAAATACCCTAACATAAATATTATTGTAAGAGTTAATTCCGTACTCTCACATAAAAAATAAATTGTAAAACATATCATTAGCATAGACATTAATGATATAGTGTATACTGTAAAACCTCTCATCTTATTCTGATTTAAATGTTATTTATTTATGTATTCCCATTGGGTCTCCTATAAAGTGATTTGTTCCTAAAACAACTAATATTATAATCATTAAGAATACACCTACATATCCAATTGTTTCTGATACTTTATCTTCTCTCATCTTATTCTGATTTAAAGGTTTCGTTGTAGTACTGTTCTGATGTATTATATTCACCATCCATACCATCAAGATATGCTGTACGTATTATTTCCTTCTCCATTTCTTTGGCTTTTGCTATATCTGAACTATGCAAGATTCCATTCTCTGCTAATCGTTCCACTAACCATTCAATTGCTGTCATTCCGTTTCTTTTAAATATAATTCAATTACTCTAATTGTCTTCTCTAAATCTTCTCTGAATTGTCCTTTCTTGCGACATCTTACTATCCGTTTAATTACGTCAAATTCATAAGCGTTTAGTTCGTGTTGATTGGCGAATAGGTAAAGACTTCCGTTCGTGTTATTGTAGTGCAAATCTTTTTGTGATATTTCAAAGCCATGTTCTAAATTCAATCTATTTATTTCTTCTGCGGTCAATCGTTCTTCTTTCATTCCTTTAGTTTTTGTTTATACTTCAAAATTAACTCTTTTAATTCAATCTTTGTAAATTTTCTTGTTTCGTAGGCTTTTTCACGCAAAACTATGAATTCGTCTTTCCCTATTTTCTTCTCTAAATTGATTCCGTATTCAATTAGATTCCCATGTAGAAAAGTATTACAGTATTCACATTGTAAATGAACATTATCTTCGTCAAATCTTACATTGGCGTGTCCTCCCGAACTAAAATAATGACCAGCATTCTCTTTCTTGCAAGGTTTACCGCATGAAATACAATTCAATCCTTTGTCTCTTTGTCTAATCCAAGCGTTAAACACTTGCTGCGTCATCTTTAAATAGTCCTGTAATGTTAATAAATCTTCTTTCTGCTTAATCTTCTTCTCCTTTTTCATAATAGCGAGATTCTTCAATGCTTGTGCAGTTTTTAAACATACTTCACATCGATTAGTTTTTATAGTTGAATTAAACTTTTGTTTAGGCTCGAATGATTCAGAGCAGGTTTTACAGTTCTTCATTTATTTCGTCTTTTAATAGTTGCTTTTTCAATCTTAAATTTTCTAAATGCAAATTTGAATTAATACTATACTGTTGTTCAATCGCTTTAGATAGTGTTTTAATCGTTTCTAATACACTTTCTAGTGCTTTTGCTTCACTTAGTATGTTTTGCTTTTTTTCTTCGCTTAAATGCAATGATTTAGAACGAAACAATAAACGGTTAATTGATATACTTAAATCAATTCTTGCTAGTTGTATTTGTATTTGATTCATAATACATTTTTACCTTCGTTTAAAAATTGTGTACCGTTCTGTAATTTAAACATAATCGGTTCGGCTGCGAATGTTGGTTTACCACCAGTTTCAGTTTCTTTGACTTTCTTAATGTGTACTTCGGTGTACATCCAAAAGTTAGTGTGCATTGGATAACGATGAATAACAATGAAATCATCTGCTCGGTTTCCCCATTTACCACCACCTTCAGCATCTGCCATATTCGGTGACATTGGCATACCTTCGTAATCTCCTGATTTATGAGTTTTTCTTAATGCTTCAGTTGCTGCGTGAATACACATATAAATTGAAGTATTCGTTTTTTTGGCAAACAATCTAAGTTTAGTAGCCATTTCATAATCTAAATCGTGAGCATTAGCAAACTTTGGCTTTAAGAATGAATTGTGTGGGTCAATCATTAACGTATCGTAATCACCTAGCACTTGAACTTCTTTCATAAACTCTTCTATTGTCCAAGCCTTTTGAGCATCTATGAAATCAAAATGCGATTCAATAAAGTTTTTACAGTTCTCAAGTTGTTTAGGTAACATATCTTTAATCTTGCATCCAGCGTATAATTCAATTAGATTTCTTTTTAATCCGTTCACACTATTTTCAGCTGAATAAATCAAATGTTTAAGATTATGTTTTTTAGCTAAGCAAAGCAAGTACCATAACACCCAATAAGTCTTACCTACATTTGCGTGTCCTAGAACGATATTAAATGAAGCACGTTTGAATCTTAAGTTAACATCTAAATCAATACCTAATCCTAATCCTAAAGGAATCTTATCTAACCTAGACAATTCTAAAAATTCATCACTACTTCTGTGGTTAACTATCATTTCTTTTTTGTTTTTATGTGAAAGCCATTTACATCAATTTCATTACCCCACTGGTCGGTTGAAATTACATCCGCTTTTGTATTTATTTTCTTTTCTTTTTTATATTCTTTTATCTCATCTTCTCTACTCTTCTCTTCTCTTATAGCATTGCTTTTGTATTGCACTTGCAATGCATTTGCATTAGACCATCGTGTTTTAGCAGCTTCGCTTCTTTTAGAAGATACAGAATTAAATTCAGTTAGTTGATTATTTAAGAATTTTATTACAATATTATTATCTTTTAATTCTATAATTTCATTATCAATTAATTCTTTTATTATAGATTCTGATTTTCTGCAATACTTATGTAATGCAAATGCATAGCTTATGCATCCTAGTTTAAGCCAATAGCCTCCACAAAGATTAATAAAACATACAATTGCTTCATCAGAACATATCTGAATTTTGCCTTCAAGCCATTCGCTTGGTTCGTGTTTGTAATATGGTAACTCTTTAGCCATAATAATTTATAAATGCGAAAAGCCAATCTCAAAAGGTGCGTGAGATAACCTTTTTTTGACTGACTTTTCTGTAAAAATTTCCTGAAGTTCTCACGCTTCGTGTACAAATATAACGTAATTATTCCGTATTAGTTGCGTTTTTAATTGTTAAATTTTTGCTAATTATTCCTCTTCTGGAATCACATTCATCTTCCCATTCATCTAATAGCCAAACATCGTAGATTAAACTAGGTAAGATATCAGCTTTTTCTATTGCGTGTTCTTTTGAATTAGCTTTACCAATCCAATATGCAGGTTGATTTTCTCTTGTATAAAATACTTTATAGTAACTCATATCACTAGGTTATTATCGTTTGCAAATTCTCTAATTTGTTCTCTTAAATAGTCAGCCATATCTAGTTCACTTTCTGAAGCATCTCTATTTTTGTACACACCGTGCTTAGTAGTTGACCTTAGTAATTCGTCTAGTTGCAAAACTATTTGCTTCCAATCAAAAGCATCCATTGCTAGTTTAGCATCTTCTACATCGTCATATTCAATCGTTATTTTCATAGCTAAAAAATTAAGGAGGCTTTTACACCTCCGTTTAATTAAAAAGGTAAATCGTCTTTTTCTGCTAGTTTACTACTAGTTGATTGCATTGACATTCCTGTTGGCTTTGATTCCGTTCTTTCAACGTATTCAGCTTTCACAATTTTGCCATCAGTCCAAGCTACTTTACCGTTACCTACAAAGTTCTTTTTAACTTTTGCTTCACGTTCTTCTTTTGACTGTGCAACAAAGATACTAGCATTATTGCCGTAATCATCTTGTTTGTCATTTACACTCATAGTGTACTTATCGTAACCACCTTGTGCATTCTTGATACTAAAATTAATTAAGCTAGACATATATTTATTTATTTATTGGTTACTAATTAAAATTTTATCTAAACTGATATTACTAAATTTATCTTCATCATCAAATTCAGTAAATTTATCAGGCATTATATTAACTGTTACATATATACATTCATTCTTTTCATAAAAATAAAAATCTTCAATGTTATAATCTATAACAATTCCCGTAAATCCATTTTCATTATCATCGTCAGGAATTACAAAAACTTTTGTTCTATTTATTATTAATTTATCTAATGCATTCATAATTGATTGTTTAATAAATTAGTCATACTAATTGTAAAATCACCAAGTGAACTCATTCTAACATAAGCAGAAGCAGATAAATTTAATTTTTTAGCTTTTTTGTTTATTAATTCTAATTGTTTTTTAGTGCATCTAATAACAAATTTACAATCTTTAATTTCTTCACGATTTATTTCTTTTGGTCTACTCATCTTAAAATTGTTTTTAATTGGTTATAATATTGACGAGCCACCTTGACACGTTCAATTATCTTTGCTTGTGCTTCTTCGTCTTTTTGCACAATAAATCTTTTAATTCTTAATTCATTCGGTATTTGGTCAAAGTTATGTGAAAGCTGAACTGCATCTCTTACATCTAAATCTTCATCAATTAAATGTAACTTCCAGTGTTCACGTCTTACTTCATCTTCAACTATCTCAAATGGTGTATTCATTAGACAATAAACAAGTTCACTAGTATCGTGATTCGTTAGCATTAAATAACCTTGTAATTGCCACCAGTACTCTTTATTTTTTAAAGTAGAATCAAACATCGGAAACGTGCTACCGTTCCAACTGCATTTAATATCTGCTAAAAGATTATCTGTGCAAATGTCAGGCTCTCCAGTTAACCATTCGTTATTAAATCTCGTTTCGTTCTTTACTACAAAATCCCATTTAAGAACTTCTGATGCAAATTGTATGGCTTCATCTTCCATTTGTATACCTTTGTCCGTATAACGGCTTGAGAAGTCTTTATATATACCTAATTCTTTCTCTTTGAATACATCTTGAATGTATGTCTTTGCAGTTTCAGATAGTACTTCTGATTTTGTTCTTGCGTCTGTCATCAGCTTTCCTAGTGATGAACATCTAAATAATAATTCGCTCATAATAATTTTATTGCTGCTTTTTGTAACTCAGTTAATTCAAATTGATTCAAGTCTGAAACTTTAGCTTTGCCTTCAGATATTGCAGTTAATGCTTTTTCAAATCTTTCTTGTGGCATTGTAGGTTTCTTGTTAACGTGTTTAGTAACATCGTTGGCATCATCATCTTGCATAGATAAAGATAATAAAGATTGAAGTGTGTAACGTCTAAAATACGAAATACAACCTCCTAACTTCTGTGGGTCGTTTAACTCAGGTAATTTAATTTCAGCATTAATATCTTCTCCAGTTTCAATGTCAACTATTACACTATGCACACATCCATTCATAATAGGTTGTAATAGAAGTAAATTGTATTTATGTAGTATCGGTTCAACTACATCTAGAATAGTATTTAAATCAGCATATTTCGATTTAAAAAATGGATTATCAGCAGACTTGTTAATCTTACCGATTTCTTGTTTAGCTAAATGTAGCTTAAAATAAATTCCGTTTGGTCTTGGAATTGCGTCTTCAAATGTTTCGTTTTTCATTTTGTTTTATTTTTAGATTGTTTACAAATGTAATACTTATTAACTTATTAAATGCTTTTATCTGAAATTAATTTAATTAATTCTTGTTTTAATTTTATAAAGTCACCGTATTTAGTTGTTTTTAGTAGTTGATGTTCTGTAATTGAAATCTTATTGTTGCTTATTGGTGCAAATTCTGCAGTATCTATAAAGCATTTTTCAATATCAGTAGGTAATTCTCCAATATATTCTACAAAATCAATGTAGTTTACGTTGTCGTCATAAACTTTTAATGCATGAATAACTGTTGCATGGTCTTTATTGATTAAATCACCAATGAAAGAAAGTGTAAAATTCATATCTCTCAAAGTTCTGCATAAAAAAGAACGCTTGTAGACTAGATTTCGCTTTCTACTTTTTGAACGTAAATTATGAAACTCTATAATCTGTGTTAAACTATTAATGTCAATCTCTCTCATCTTCTAGTTGTTTTAGCCATTGTCTAAAGGCTCGTTGAATGTTTACTTGTTGGTCTATTAATTCGATGTCAGCATCTCGCATAAAGTAGTTGTCAAATCTTCTGATTGAAGCTATTAAATCATTTGCTACCATCTTCATCTGTTGATTGAATTCTTGGTCTTCTAGGAAGTCTGCTAGTACTGGCATTATTCCGATTGCACCAAGTAGTTTTGTTTCTTGTTTCATAATCTTGCTTGTCTGATTTGATTCATTAAATCAATATTGTAGCTTGTAAAGAATTGCTTTCTTTTAGCATCGCACACACTCAAAGCAGGAGTGTATGTGTTTTGTACTTTAGGTTTAATAGTACTTTTTATTTTTAGTATTGCTTTCATTTCTTTAGTTTTTTTAGTTCTGTTTGTATTAACATTCTTTCGTATTCTTCTCTTTCAGCTGCTTCAAACTCATTATTACGATTATGCTTTTTGATTCTGAAATCTGATAAGTAAAGTTGATGCTCTAGTTCTTTGATTCTCTCGTTCATATTGTTTGTTGTTTAATTGTAAAATAATAGTTTTCTGCTACGTCTATTGCTAGTGTGATTTGATTAGCACTATCCCAGTCGCCTTCTTGAATGTAATAGGCTTTGATTGTTTCTAGTTCTTTGATTGTATCATTCATAATTCAAATGCTTTAATCTCGTTAATAACTCTGAAATAACTAGCCATAATTCTCTTGGTAACTACCATTTGAAACTCGATAACTAAATCTGATTTCGGCTTGAATCCATTAGGTGCAGCAATTTCTACATTGTATCTACACATTGATTCGTACTTTTGATTTGATTGTTCTGCTAAATCTAGCAAGTCGATTGCCTGATTAGTTAGCTTTGAAAGTTGTTTAATGTTTTTCATTTTGTTTTGTTTTTAGTTAATTGATATATGCAAATATATGTACAATGTTTAGAACTACAATACTTTTTAACAATTATTTTTAATTTATTTTTAAAATGTCAATGTTTATAAGGTTATAGCCTTATAAAACTTTACATAATATCAGCTTATAACCTTACAAAATGTTATAATTAACGTTTAATTAATACAAAAAAAGGAGGCTATTACACCTCCTTAATCAATCCAAACCTAAACAAAACAAAAATTTTAACTCTGCAAATATATTAATTATTATAACTCCATCAACTCATTGATGCAAGTTTTTCCGTTTATTATTACTGCACAACCGATAATTGGCTTCTTTCCTGCTTTAGCATAAGCCATCGCATAAGCATCGTGGTCTATTCCACAACCTACTTGAGTTCCGAATATCTTAAAGTTAGCACCTGCAAACCATTCTGTATAGCATTGCGTGTGTAGATGACCTTGAACTGTTGACATCATATCAGCACGACATTTAGCTTTAGCAGTTCCTGCTTCACCGTGAATGTATTGAACTTCATCTATTACTACTCTTTCTGTAAAGTTCCATTGTGGAGTTTCTAATACTTCTTTATATGCTTTAATCCACTTTCTAGGAACTGCTCCAGTTTGTGCTTTACGCATTATTAATCTATCGTGGTTTCCAATGGTCACATCTGCTTTAGGAAATGCTTTATACCAATTTGCAATTTTATCAATAGCCAAATCTAATTCTTCTCCTCCTGACATTCCATCAACATCTGTTTCGTGATAAGACGAATAGTGGTTATCTATGACATCGCCAATAAATACTACTTTATTACAGTTATGTTTTTTATATATTTCAATGCAAAAATCTAAGTAACCTTCTAAACAAAAAGGCTCGTGTAAATCTCCAATACATAATACTCGTGTTTCATTCTTTTCTCTTGTGGTTTTGATTAATTGAAATTCACTTTCAGTCAATCTTATTCTAGGGGCATAATCTTTTCTTGACATTTGTTTCTGTTTTAGATAAATGATTTGTCCAGTTTTTTAATTAATAAACGTGACATTTTGTAATAAAAAAACCTTCGTTATGAAGGCTTTAGCATTATTTAATATTATTGATTTCTTGCAAGGTGCTTTTTGAATCTAGTTCAATACCGTGATTTTTAAAGAATGAAATTATCTCACTTAAATAACTGTTTCCTGCTCTTGCTCCAGTAGAATAGATTTTAATAAATTGGTCTAATTGCCCTGTAAAGATAAAACGATAACCCGGTACATAAGGTGACATCTGATAAGTCTTAATATTCTTTGCTATCTCACTTGAATAATACGGTTTGATGTTGACTTGTTTATTCATTGGATATGTATTAGACCTACCTTCAATAATTTTAGTAAAGTAATCTATTTGTCTACCTATTCCAATCTCTAAACTTGCTAGTTTCACATTTGCACCACTATCAGTATTTCCGATATTACCGGGATTGTTTGTTCTATAACTTCGTGTACCTACTTTGAATCCTTCGTGATCAGTCATTACTATTAAAAGCAATTTCAAACCTTTAGAGATATTCATCTTTTCAATCGTTGGAATGTACTCTTTTAGTATCTCATCGTTAAATGAAATCTTAGCATTATTTGAAATCGGTTTATCAGGAAAATGTGAGCCGTTGATGGTCACTCCTTTATACTTTTCAATATCCATATAGTTCTATTTAAATTTAAACAAAAGTATAATTAATAAGATAAGAAATGCGATTATACCTAGAAATCTAAAGTTAAAAGCAAAACCTTTTCTTTTATCGTTTTTAATCGTTTTAATAGCTTCTTTATACTTGTACTTTGTATTGTACTTAATTAGCTTTAAAGTATCTCTAATCGTTTTATATTGATATCTTATCTCATATCTAGTTAATGGTGCTTGTAGTTCAGGACATTTAACAGAAACTTGACGGTAAATAATTGAATCTTTACCGTTTACTCGAATTGTGTTGGTTACAGTAACCAGTGTAGTGTCGCATATTATCTTACCACCTTTTTCAATAAATTTTCTTTGATGAAACTTAGCTGAACAAGAAATCAAAAAGAATAAATAAATTGATAGCAGAAACATAAATACTAATGTTGCTAAATGTGTATAATTAATCTTCATTTTTATATGTTTAAATGTATAATATAGTAACTAAAATGTACTTAATTTGTTACAAATGTATAATATATTAGCTATGAATCTTCTTGCTAAAAGCATCTGATATCTTACTACCTACTGCAACAGATAAGAAACCGAAGAATACTTCAGTATTAAAACCACAATGAAAGAAATCTATTAAGCCAACAAGCACACATATAGAAAATGAAGTAAACATTGTAAGCGAAGTTCTTGACCATTTGCCGTCTTTCTTTAAAGTGTCACGAAATAACTCTTTTATTTTTTCTTTCATTTGGAAGTATAGCAACTAATTTCTCTTTTATTAATATCTCACTTCTATGCGTAGATGCTTGTTTTATTTCTTGCCTATCATTTAAGCACTGGAATAGTCGTTCTTCTACAGATGACAAACGTGAGTTCATCCAAATTAAAGCTATTACGGTCATTCCTAAAGCACCGTGCTTTTTGATAGTTTCTAAAATTTCAAGCATTGTGGTTTATTATAAAAAAAGTATAGAATCGTTAAATCCTTGTGTTTGTTGTACTGCAGGTCTGATGTCTGAATCTTTGTTTAACTGTGAAATAAAGTTCGCAAACAAGTCTCTATTAGTATCAAGATACTTCCATAATCTTGACTCGTAGAAACTTGCTTTTTGTGCGTAATGGTCTTGAACAAAGTTAACTTCACTTTGATTCACGTTATTTGAGTAGTCACCGTTCTGTGTTTGAATACCTTTATTCTTTAACTGATAAGATAAACCGAAAGCAGCATCTTCTGCACTTCTCCAAGCTATCGCAGGTTGAATATATGTAACTAATTCTTCTTCATCAACTGTTAACGTTTGGTCGTTGTATGCAGTCAATATGTAGTTATAAAAATAAGTACCTAGAATTGGCATTATTCTCATATCACTTTGCGTCTTAATAAACGGTACGATGTTGTTAACGTCAATATTCGCAGTAATTGGTGTTTGCGTTTTTAAATAGTTTTCTGTTACAAAGTAAATCATAGTGCAGGAGTTGAAGAAGTTGAAGAAGAAGCTACATCACCACCATCTACTGGAGGTAAACTAGCTAACTTACGAATTTCGTTTTGTGTCATTGAATCTAGTACCTTGTTAGCTACTAAAGGAGACATTGCATTTAATGCATCTGAAGTAGCAGAAGAAGTAGAGTCTAGTTCAACAATCGTTTCGTTAACAATCTGAAAGTTGTTGATTACTAATTTTGCGTTAATCTTACAAATGTCTAAAATCTCATTGAAGATTTCTTCTACTGAATTACGCAAAGGAATAATACTATTCTTTTCAAATATTACATAAGATTGTTTGATGTCGCTACCACTTCCTAGCTTACCACTTACACGAATACCCATCAAGATAGGGTCTATTATATGTGCCTGACAAATCTTAGAATCAATGCTTTCTGTAGTTACTTGAAATAGATTATCGTTTGAATTTGTAGGTATTGCTTCAATCGTTGGAAGTGATTCTTTATTATTAGCGAAGAATGCAATAGCTTTTCCTGCATTTGTAGCACCTTTTGCCCTGTCTATTGTAGTTTTTATGTTCTGCTTTTCTTCTTCGTTCTGTGGTTTCTTTGGAAACATCATAGCAAACGATGGAAAAATAGAATTTTGTATGTTTGACTTCTGAAGATATGACATTTCGCCATCTAAAAACGCCCAATTCATACAAGATGAATACTGTGGAAGTGTGTAAACATCTTGACCAACTGAATAATCTTCATAATAGTACAAGAATTCACGTTCTTTGGTATTGAATTTATAAGGACAAATGGTCTGAATATTTATCTGTGTACTCCAATCATCACAAATGTAGTATAAATCATTTGTTGCGTTCTTTCTTACTTTGTCTGCTGCTATATGCTTACAGAATATTAGTGTTCCAGTTTGATTAAATCGCAAATGAAAGTATACTCTACCGTGAATGATTTTTTCTTTAGTAACTGCAGGTAATATCTTCTTTAGATTCATTCGCTTTTCAAAAGCATAGATGTCTACTTTCTCCATTGGTGAAGATGTTTGAGGATACTGCAATTCATAACCACCACCTACTGCAGCATTCGTTTTAAAGTCAACTACTGCACCGTGCAAAGGCGAAGTATAGTACATCTGATTTAAAAGCTGAGGGAAAAGATTGTCCGAACCAAATCTCACAAAATTACCAACGTTTAAACGAGCATTTACATAAGGTAAAGACAAATCTCCTCTTCCTACTTTCAAGAATGGTGTAGAGAATGCTTGATATCCTCCCAATTCTTGTACTTCTACGGATTTATTTGCTCCGAATTCAAAACCTAAAATCTTCATTAATCGTATATTGTGTTTGTTACTACTCCTGCAACTACCATTCTTCCTTCTTCTACTACACTTAGAGTGCTATAATAATCTATAGCTTGGTCTACAATGACAATAGGATTCGCAGATTCGTAAACAGTATATGTAAATTGTCCAATTACAAAAGTTGCATCTACACCTTCTGTTAATTCGAATAAGTTATATCTTTCTATGTAAGCTGAAGTATCTGTACCCATCCATTGAAAGCCTTGTGAATCTTTGTTAAATTCATTTTGGAAAAGAAACAGATAGTAAGGATTCGTAATAGTAGAAGTCTCAGTCAAAGTGAGAACAAAAGTATTTACAGAATCTTTTTCTAAGTATATCATACTATATAATGGTTATTAATTACCGTTTGTTATAAAACAAAAAACCCCCACTAATTAAAGTGAGGGTAGGGATAGCAAAGTTTACTTTTAAACTAGTAAACCTGCAATAATAGTAGGGTCAACTTCGTATGCTAAAGATTCGTTTTCAGCAACCATCGTTATACTGTATTTTGAGCCATCGGCCTTCGCTGTTCCACTTCCTTCAGCTACTGCAGTAACTTGTGCAGTTGGAAAATACCAGTACTTACCGTTAGCATCTAAAACGATTACTGCTAAGTCTCTTTGTCCTTCTCCTAAGATTTTGATAGAACGAGATTTTGCAGCTTCACGTCTGTGAAACATAAGTGTGATAGTTGCAGTTACAAAAGATGAGCCATTGATTAAATCATTAGCTTGGTCTTCTGTGTACATTCCTGTGTTTCTTTTAAACTCAAAAGGCACGAATGGTGCAGTTTTAGTTATTGCAGTCACTTCCCAGTTAGCATCGTTTACAGTAACTGCAGTTACTTCGCTTTGGTCGTTTATGAATACTGTTTGAATACCACCGATATTATTGTCGCATCCTTTGGTTATTGTCGTTATTGTATTACAAGGCATTTCGTTTATGTATTAAAAAAGGGGTGATGTTTATTGCACCACCCCTCTCTAGTTAGTAATTAATTCTTAAGAATAAAGAACGATTTCTGTTGGGTTAGTATACCAAAATCCAACTTTCAAGTTAGCACGAGTTCTCAAATATGGCTCAGCAACTGTATCATTCAAGTTTACTGCTCTTAATGCTTTAGCATCAGATTCAGAATCGAAAGCATAAATCAAGTTATTCTTCAAAGTAAGAACTGCAGTATTGTTAGGAAGACCTTCAGCAACTACCATCTTGATACCCAAGAAAGTTAAAGCAAGAGGAATAGTAACAAATGTTTGAGTGTTACCTTGTGCAGCAGCTAATTCATAAGCAGTAGCAATGTTAGAAGAAACATAAAATCTTAAGTCAGCTTTCTTACGTTTAATTGAAGCAGGAGCAGCATTCAAAATAGCAGTTAATTGTGCGATAACGTTTGTTGCATCAATAGATACATTAGCAACATCAACTACTGCAGCATCAGCTAACAATCTCTTAAGATAACCATCGCATAAAGAAAGCAAAGCATCTACAGAATCAGTATCACCATTCCATCTCAACAACTCAACATCTTCGCCAATTTGCATTGACATAGTTTCCCAGTAGTAAGACATAAAACTAGCAACTTCAAAACTTCCGTTAGAACCTGCAGCCATCTGCAAAGAAAGGAAAGACTGCTCTAAATCGAATTGACAAATTTGAGCCATTGCAGATAATGCACATACGTCAATATCAATAGCATCTAATGAATCAGTTGGTGCAGAGAAAGCACAAGTACTAGATTGTAAGATAGAGCCAAAAGTAACGTTAGCTAATTTTGTAGCTGATTTAATACCCGGCAAAGTTCTGTAGTTGTCTACAATATCTTCAGTAATATACGCACGAGAATAAAACTCGTTAGGGTTAGCACATAAAAGTGCGTTTGTTTCAATATCTAAATTGAATTTTAAGTTTCTTGACATTTTTTTAGTCTTTATTAAATTGGTTAAACTTCATTAATTTTTCGTGAGCAGTTAATTTTTGCTCGGTAACATCCGTCACTTCTTCTTCAAGTGTTGGAATCATTGCTTTTACTTCTGCAATAAGTTGAATAAGTTCGTTGTATTTTTCATCGATTGTAGGCATAACGATTGCTAGGATAGCTTCAGCATCTGCAGTTGGGTCAACAGACATTTCTGCTTCTTCGACAACTACTTCTTCTTCTACTACTTCTTCAGTCATTACCACCTCTTCTTCAACTACTTCTTCAGCTACTACTTCAGTTGCAGGTGCATCTTTCACTTCAACAATTTCTCCATCTGTTACAACGTAGATTTTGCCTTCAATCAGATGTTCTCCATCAGGTAAATTCATACTATTATTTATTATTTGATTACTGTTTAATTTCAATCCTAAGAATCCTTCAATAGAGAATCCTAACTGCTCACTTTCAACTAGCTTATTGTAATACTCTTTGTCGGTAATTTGAGCAGTCAACATCAATGTTCCTTTAGGTACTTCAATACCATAAGAACTAAATGCTTTATCTTCTCTAGGACTCTCCACAATCCAACTTTCAAGAATGTATGCTGGTACTGTTTGCCCTGCATCGTGTTCTAAGTTGAATAAGTTCTTGTTGTTTAGATTCTGCATAAAGTCGGAGTAGATTGTTTCAATCTCTTGTTCAGAAAATTGAACGTAATATTCTCCTTCTTCATCGTTTCTATAAATATCCATTGGAATCATAGCAGGTGCTACAATTCTCATCTTTGGCTCATCAGCAAACTGCATTACTTTAGTGTGACTATTAAAAGCCATACCTTTGACTAAGATAGCAGGTTTAGAAGTGAATGCGACCTGTTCTATTCCTAGTACTTCACCATCAGAATATTCTTCGTCAATCGTAACTTTAAAAATAGGAATATCATTCGCCATACATTATAATGGTATATGTTTTTTTTTGTTATATTTTTGTATATTTGTCAAAAAAACGTTATGATAAAAATCGGAACTAAAAAGATTAACAATGAAGTTACTGAACTGACTATTGAACAGTTTGAGAAACTTAGTACAACGATCAACAATAAAGAACTTGACCAGTTTGAAAAATGGGCAAAGATATTCATTGACTTAGGAGCAGATGAAGATGAAGTATATGATTTAGACTTTGACAAGTTTACAGAAATTGTAAAGAAATTTTCTGATACTAAGAAAAAGCCTGATACAAAGTTTTTAAAATCAATTGAAGTAGATGGTTATACTTACCAATCTTATGAAGATGAGTTTAAATTGAATGTGCGTGATCTAAAAATGATTGAAAAAGCAGTATCTACAAGTCCTGAGAATTATGTATCTAAAGTTTTGGCTATTATTTTTAAAAGAACTGACTTGACAAAAGCTGAACACTACGGTGATTCACATCTTGCATTAAAATCAAAGATGTTTAAAGAGCAAAAAGCAAATATTGCCATTCCTTTTATGGTTTATATTGGCGAAAAGTTAGGTACTACTGCTAAAAATATGCAAGTTGAAGCTGCCGAAGTCGTGGAATGATATAAGTGTCGAACAGTTCATTGAATTAAGGTCGCTAAATGGTAGTGACTTTGATTCTTTGTTTAGTTATGAAATAGAATGCTTATCTATTTTAACAGATATTGATGTAGATGAGTTTGATGATATGGATATTGACGAACTAGCAAAGATTGTTAAACAGATTACATTCATAAAAAAGCAACCATCAGGTATTTTTAAGAATAAAGTAAACAGTTTTGTTTATATTGGATTAGATAATTTAAAGTTAGGCGAGTTCATTGATTTGGAATACTATTTTGCTAATGACTATGTTAAGCACTTGACTTATATTAGTTCAGTTTTGTACCGTAAAACTAAACTTAGCGAATGGGAAGAATTGATTTATGAAGATTATTCGTTTGATATTGAGAAACGCAAAGAACAGTTTAACGAGTTGCCTATTACATCAGTCTACGGAATATGCTCCGAATACATGAAGTATCGTGAGAACTTCTTAAAAGTGTATGAAAATCTATTCAATCCAATCTTTGATGAAGATGAACTAGCAGAAGAACTAGATGAAGAAGATATCAAAGAACAAGAACAAGAAGATAAAATTAATAGATGGAGTTGGGAGCATACGTTGTATAATTTAGCTAACGAAGATGTTACTAAAATAAAAGACGTACTGGAGTTGAATCTAGTATTTGCTTTTAATATGTTAGGAATGAAAAAAGAACTAGAGATTTAAAGTAAAGTAGAAGACTCAGGTAAACTATAAGGTAATTCTTCTTCGTCTATCCATTTGAACTCTAAAAACATTTTTGGATTATTTAGAATCCTAGCCATTTCTAAAAGTGGATATACTTCAAATTGCCATCTTATAAAGTCTTGCATTATTTCTGAAGTGATTGCTTGAACTTCTGAAGATGCTAACCACTTCTGTATGATTTTTTGAGGAGCAATATAAATTGTTCCTTTGTCTAAAAAGAAAAAGTAATATAAAGCATTTACAGTAATAGTAATGTTATTAAAGTTATCTGATTGCATAGCAGAAATTCTAATACTATCGTACAAAGAGCCAGTATCTATTAAGCCAAGTTTTTTGACTTCCATCTGCAAGGCTCTTGCTAGTTTATTCCTTGTTGCGTATTTTACTTTGTATGTTGGCATACTGCTAAATTACAATATTTCAGTTGTATAACCCATTTGCTCATAAGCTAAACTAGCATATTTATTAGCTGCGTTTAAGTCTTGTAATTCAGTAGGTAGTATCTCAACTGTGAACGTGCCTTGCTGTACATCTGTAAAGATTGGTTGATTACTCTCAAAAGTTGTTCTACTTGCATACGTTGCAACTGCTATTTCTAACGTTTTACCATCTGCTCTTGCTGCAAATTCTAAACGTGCATAGATGCTTTCTAGTTTTAACTCAGTACCTGAAATTGTGATACTCTTTTCTGCGTTTGATTTTATTAAAATTGCCATAATTATTTATTTTTTATGCTAAAATACCTAAATTTCTTAATGCTTTTACTACTTGTCCAATTGTGTATCCGTCAAATGTAGCCGTATCATTTGCTATTAAAGATGTGTTTGTTACAAATGTTGAAGCTGCTCCACCCGTAGCTTGCTGATATAGTTTAATAATATTTCCGTTTTCAGTTCTAAAATGAGGCGCTGCGTTTCCAGCTACAATGTCAGCGGAGTATTGCTGAAATGAATCTACGACATTTGTTGAAGGAATAGATGCGTGATTTCTCACAACAAGAGTATTACCTCCGTTACCCATAAAAGTGTCAGTTCCATATATTCCCGTACCATTTCCTAAGATATAAGCACCTTGACCAAGCAATCCAAAAGAACCATTTGCCCTTGTTAATGTAGATGAATTGTCACTATTAAAATAAGTCATAAATACATCATCTGCACTTATATTATTTCCAAAATTACCCTTCCTACCTAAATGTATAGACCTTGTTCCAGAATAAGTTGTTGCACCTCCTGTGTTACCTATAACAATAGTATCTGTGCCTGATGTTTTTGCTCTATCTCCAATTGCAATACCTCCTGCTGAATTAACTACTGTACTGAATCCAATAGCAATACCAAATCCTGCTGATGCTCCAGTTGATGCACTATTACCAATTACTGTATTATAAGAAGTTGCATTAGTAATTGAAGCATTTTGACCAAATGCAATAGAACCATTTCCACTTGATGAATATCTAATTATTGAATCAGTTGTTCCTGCAATATATATAATGTTTTGATTGTTAAATGCGGCTTGTGGGATATACATTTCACCATTACCTCTAACACTAAATAAATCAACCGTATCAGCACTATTCCTAACCCTAAAAGCTATGTCAGTTGATAATGCTCCTTGGGATTGTACGTCTAATCTTGCAGATGGTGTTCTACCTATTCCAAAAAAGTTACCACTTAGTAATGTATAATTTGAACCATTTCTTTGGCGAATTTGACCTCCAGTTGCTTCGATGTCCCAACCTCCCGAACCTCCGTTAAGGTTATTAAATCCACTGCTATTTAAAAGTATTGATTGATTTGTACCCCCTCTTAATGTTGCTCTTGCGCTTCCTGACGGGTCTATTATTAAAGTAGGTGATGAACTTGCATTAACACCAATAATAGCTAAACCATTACCCGATACATAAGCTAAATTATCTGTATCTCCACTATTACGAACTCTAAACGCTATGTCAGTAGCTGCTGTACCAACTGCTTTTAATGTCAATCTTTTTAATGTATTATCCCAGAACAAAGCACTATCTTGCTGAACTACATCTCCCGTTCCTTGAAAAAATACTCTTCCAACAGTTCCCGAAGTAACCGCAGTTGTTCCTACTGCTATTGCACCACCACTAATAACCAAGTCACCACTACCTAGTAATGAATTACCGTTTATTGTTTTAATATTTGTAGCACTTACTAAAGTAGGTTGTATTCCTGCAGTACTTAAACTTTCATTTTTCCAAAGCGAAGTCGCAGAATCGTACTGTAAAATATTATTATCTGCTACCGAAGTAATAGAAACGTTATGAAGTTCTTGAAGTTCAAAACCGTTTTGTACTCTTACAAATATCTCACCGTTGCTTACGTTTGCTCTCGTTACTATTCCAATAAATACCAAGTGTGCAGGTGCAGCAGGTTTGTTAATCAATCCGTAGATTAAGTTACCATTTGTACCTAACCAAACTGGGTCTCCTGCAGTTGCTGAAGAAGTATTTAACCCTGCTAAAAGACCTTCAGTAATTACAGTGCCTTTTTTATTAATTGCTAAGGTTTCAATAATTAAACCCATCGTTTTAGACGAAGTAGCTTCAGTTACATTGGATGCTTTAGATACAATCATATTAGTACCATCTGCACTACTTACATATACTGCTTGACCTTTTGTCATTGCCTCACCTGCTTTAACTGCGTGTTGAAGTGTTGATGCAGTTGCTGCAATAGTCCAAGACCTATCTGCACTTAAATCGTATGTAGTACCGTTTATAGTTAGATTTCTAGTATCAGGAACTAATCCTGCTATTGAAGGAATAGAAGGTAAATTATCTAAATCATTATAGTCTCCAGTAGTTGCAACTGTTGCTAAATCAGCACTATTTGCTTTCAATGCTAAAGCATCAAATACAGCGTTACTTGTTACAGGGTTTAAACTACCATCTGTAACGGCATCTTCTATTGGTATATTTATATCTATTATTGCCATACTACATTAATTGTTTCATCTATTAAACTTGGTACTGTTACACTTGTTGTTACTCCGTTCACTATAAAATTATAAGTTGTATCATGTAAAATTAATAAACCACCACTTGCTACCGTTGTTAAATATGTACCATCACTATTTGTTACCGTTGCATCTTCACAAACAATAGGAGGATTTGGAGAAATTGGATTCATTGGAATAGCACAGCTTCCGTAACTTGCTACTTCAAATGTAATACTCATAACCCAACCTGCAACATAATCTAAATCAAGATTGTTTAACGGTGACATAGTTGCACTACCGACAACATCTATCTCAACATCGTTGTCATTGGTGTAGTAAACATACATATCTTTTAATATCAACTGACAATCAGATATAATATTATTAAGATTTGCCCTATCAGCTTGTATTAAATCAACACAATAGATGTCTACAGTAAATTGATTCGTGTTTAAATTCTCTGTATCACTTGTTGGTGTAACAAATACTACTGGATACTTCTCATCTATTGTAGCGAAGTTAGGCATTTGCTCTCTGAATTCTCCTCCGTACTTTTTTATCTGTAGGTGAGCATTGCAGAAGGCTTCTATTTTATTTAATAGTGATTTATAGCTTGTCATAGTACTGCCGATTGTTGAATTTTACTCATTTTATTTTGAACAGAAGTAACATCTGATTCTACTACTATTGCTTTAACCACCATTTGACCACCTTGTTGTTGACCATTTGCTCCAAACGTATTAGCATTGTTATTAGCACCGAATAGATTAACGTTAGGAGTAGCTGCTTGTGTAGAAGTGTTTGAATCAGTTGGTGCATTCATAGCAGGTGGAGCAACAGAACCACCACCTCCACCACCATATTTAGTAGATGCGATTTTTGCTACGTTTGCTGCGGCAAATATACCTGCACCTGCTGCATAGATAGCACCAGTTGCGGGGCCTAACAATGGTATAGGATTAGACATACCATTTCTAAATGCTGCGATTGTAGCTCGTATTCCTTCAACTGTTGCAGAAGCTATTGATATTGCTTTATTAATATTGAATTGTCTTTTTGCTCTTGCTTCAACTGCTTTCACATCTTGGTTTCCCAAACTATTAGTGACTGCAAATATGTTTTGTGCTAATCCATTTACTGAGTCTGTAAACTCTTTTGCAATTGCTAGTTTAGCATCTGTAACTTTTCTTTGTGCAGCTAAGTCAATCTCAGCATATTTAGCATCAATCTCAGCAAGTTTTATTTTAGTTTGTTCAGCTACAAATATCTCTGCATCTGCACTACTTCCTAATGCTAATAAATCTGCTTCACTCTTTTCAACTAAATCAGCTACTTCTTTTTCTTTAGCAGTTTGATTCGCTGCTTCTTTCATTGCCCAAAGTAAATCTTGTTGCTCTATTTGTTTAGCTGCTATTGCTGCATTCTTTTCTTTTTCTTTATCAATCTCTTTTTGATTAATCTTATCTCTTGCATCTCCTGCTAACAGACCATACATTTCAATAAGTTTAATATTTTCTTCTTGTTCTTTTTTTGTATGTGTAGTTTTCTCATTATATTTATTTTGAGTATCCTCAATTAATCTATTATAAGCAATTTGAGAAGCCTTCAATTCTTTTTTAACTCCTTCATCCATTAACTGCATATCCAAATCTTGATACATTCTTGCTGCTGCTAATCTATCTGCTTGGTATTTTTTTTCTGCTTCAACTTTTTTATCATTAATTTCTTTTTGTTTATCTGCATTTGATTTAGCATTTTTAGAATTCTCGTCTGATTGTTTTTTAGCTTCATCTTTTTTTCTGTTAGCTTCAGTCTTATCAATTACTTCAATCTGATGCATAGAATCTTTGACTACTTCTCTTTGCTCGTTATATGATTTTCTTAAAGCTAAAATCTCTTCTTCATCTAAATCACCACTCAATCGTGCAGCTATCATCTTCTGCTTAATTGCTTCTAGTCTTGCAGCAGCAGTTTTTAATAGCCAGTACTGCTTTTGCTTTTCCATATAAACAGTATTCTTACCATCAAGTTTAGCCATCTCGATTTCTCTATCGAAACCATTAACTACTGACTTGCTTTTTTCTTCGTATGCTGCTGCAGTTTTCTCTGCTGCTGCTGCTTGTTTATCTGCTGCATCTTCTGCTGCGTTATTAGATAAACCTAACCAATCACACAAGTCTTTGAATGCTTGAACAACCATATCAATAGCATCACCAATCCATCCGAATACTTTACCTACTGCATTAAGTATTGGCTTTAAGATTCCAAGTTTATTCATTACTAAAGCAATGACTGCGACAATGGCTACAATCGCAGCAACTAATAAAAATATAGGATTCGCTAATAATGAAATACCAAACTGAATGAAGGCTTTAGTTAAACTACCAACAACTGAAATTAAACCTTTAATACCATTACCAATCGTTGCAGGTGAGATACTTCCTAATGTTTGTTGAAACATCTTAGCCTTTCCTGCAGCCTCTTCAAAGTCTAGCGACATCAAAGAATCTTTCATACTGCCGAATGAATTGCTTACCTGCTCAAACTTACTACCTGATGCGAATACTGCTACTTGTTCATTAGCATCTGCAAGTTGGTCTTTCAGTTCACCTGCTCTCATAGCAAGTTCCTGCATTTGTTTCGGGTCTGTTGCATTAGCAAGTTCTCCTTTCAACTCACGAAGTTCTGCTTTAATAGCTGCTAGGCCATTTAACTTTATAGGAATCTCAATCGGTGTTGCTGCCATATAATATAATGGTAATTATTGAACTTGTGTTTTAAATGATTAGAATGAGTTTAAGATAATCCAATTACTACCATCACTTGCAACTGTATAGCAAACTTTTGTAGCTAAAGTTAAAGTCAAAACACCGTCTATTGTTTCTGTTCCGTTGGCATCTAAAGTTACAATTCCTACACCACTATTCTTTATTACATAAGTTACACCACTTCGACCTACTGCAGTTGGTAACGTTACAGTTATAGTATTTGCACAATCTACAATATAGTTAGAATCATTTAT